AGTTTAAATACAAAGAGTTTACCTACTTGATAGAATGGGTCTTCATGTTCTACGAACTTAATCTCAAACATTGAGTTTGTTAAAGGAAAGTAAATTAAATCTCCTTCGTTAGGTCTTAAACTTGTTGCAAGATTAGAATCTAATGAGATAAATCTTTCCCATGTTCTTAGCGAGATGACAAAGGTTGCAGTATCACGAACTTCGATACCGAACTTAGACATAAGGTCTCCGTCACCTTCGAAACCATCTGTATTTTCAATATACATTTCAACACCGTATGCATCACCAAATTTTGATTGTACATCTTCATTGAACAGTTCATCTTCTTCTACAATCTCTCTTGGTAGATAGAAAACATCGTGACCATAAAATCGTAAAGACTCTACAACGAGGTCTTCATACAATTGTTGTTCAGTGTTTACTGCATGATTAAAAAATACATTTGTTGGCATAATTACCCTATCATATCAATTGGAAGCATATCATGATTCATTCTTGCTTCCTCTTCAAGTCTTGTTATTTCTTCTTGTGCTTCCTGTTTCATTTGTGAGCCGTCTAACTCGACACCACCAGGCAACTGTATACCAGAGAACTTACTTAAATTCTCTCCCCACTGATACTTAGTCAATGCAGTTGCATATTTTTTTAACCACATATCATCATAAACATCTGTAAATGTTGTTGGGTCCATCTTTCTATAGCACTCAATAATGATGTATTCATTTGCATTGATGCTAGATAAGTCCATGTCTAGATATAATCTGTTCATATGTTGATTGAATCTGATTGGTTGTCTACCAACTAAAACGTGGTCAAGTAGATTGATGTGTTGTTGAACTTGTTCATAATAGAGAATATTTGTAGATGTTAAATCGTATAAGTCATTCAGTCTTAGTTGATATCTCAAATCAAACATATTCAAATTATGCTTATCATTAAATGGAAATATGTTAAGAACAGATATAACTGAATCAGGAAGAACAATATAATTCTGTTGTTCTTCTACAACTTGGTCATCGTATGCATGTGTACCAGATGCACTCTCTGTAGTTGACTCGTTAGTCTTCATTGTTGCTAACTGGTCACTACCCATTTGATGCTTTAGATATACTTTTGTTGAACCATCGTAGTGATATTGATAGAAATATTGTAATGCTTCGTCTACTCTATCATCTAACTGGTCATCATCAACATTGATTTCTAATACTGGTGCACCAAGTTTTCTCTTGATGTAATCTTTAAATTCTGCTTTTGTTGTGGGTTTTGCCATAATAGTATCCTGTCGTAATACTATTTATGTTAAAAATTAGTCTTGGAAATAAGTTTTGGTCTGAAGTCTGTCGAGTTTCTCATCAATTCGTTCCATTGTTTGAATGAGTTTCTCTAAATCTTTTTCTAATTGGTCTCTTGTTACATATTCTTTCGCAAGTTCTTCTCTGGTTTTATTGACTAAGATATCAAGTCTTTTTTGTTCTGCCAATAATGAACGAACCAGAAATCCTGCTGGTATAACGATAATCGTTATTATAAGGTCCCAAAGTAAATGAGGTTCTATAGTTATGCCTTCCATAACTATATTTAGACTATAATGTCGCCGCTATCGTCTACTTTAAATTTTAAATCTGGATATTTTATGTTATCTCTGAACTCATCTGAGTTAGTTGCAACATCAAAATTAAATGATATACTATAACGTTCTTTGTTAGTATAATTAGGTTCGACCATATGCATCAAACCACTAGGAAACAAATATACATCTCCAGTTTTAGGTGTAACTTTCCATGATTCTACTATTCGTGGTGTATGAGGAAATGAACCTACAACCTTATGATTCGTATCTATAGCACAAAAATCACCTTCAGTTCCGTCTGCATCTATATACATGACTCCAGAGTAAAAGCAACCATTGTGTAGATGAGGTTTATTCCAAGCACCCATATCATTTATATTTGCCCATGAGTTATGAAAATCAACTAATACGGTATCTTCTTTTCTACCTAGAAAAGGCATCATCTCCGTTCTTATCATTCTTTTAATTGACCGAATTGCTTTGACAAATATAGGATTAGATTCAACTTTATCATTTGATTGCCAACCACCCGTGTTCGAAACTTTTCTACCAGTCGGGTCTGCTCTTCTCATGGCATCAATTTCATTTTTGAGTAGAGAGAAATACTCAACATTCATTTCCGGTTCTAGATGTTCATCTTCACCTAAATGATTTCTTTCAAAAACAAATGCTGGAAATAATATATTAACTGACATCTTCTTTCTCTTGATTATGAAATGGACATTCTGGTGGTGGATTATCTTGTGAATAAAACTGACCTTTCTCTTTCCAATAACCCTCGTTTCTGTAAGGACCCATTTTATGCAAATCATCGCCCATAGGACCCTTATATTTAGTTTCTCTTCCCCAATCTGCCATTGTTCTATTCTCATCTAATAAAGTATGTTGTGATTCATTATCAAACCAATTCTTTGTGCTACGTAATTGATATGTTGCAGTCCAACTATCTCTTTTATATGGTATGATTTGACACATGGGTGTGCCTTTCTTTATTGTAAACGAATGATTTACTTTAGGATAAAAAATAATTTGAGCATTATCTTGATTTGTATTGAATCTATCTGTATCGATGATTCCTTGCCATGTAGCAAAGTATTCATTTTGAAAAAGGAATGGGTCTAGATAAAAGCAAGAATAACCAGGTGGAGTTTTTATGTTCCATGGATTTCTCATCTTAAATGCATCTTTGACAGGTGCATTTTTACCTAGATATTCAAACGAGTTCAATGCTTGACTACTTGGGTGAGAAGGCGAAACAACTTTAGGAGAGAATCTTTCATCATCTTGTATTATCTCTCTTGTAACACTTTGTTCTTCATACATTATTACTTCGATATCTCTATTTGCTAAAACATACCAACCACTCTTTAACCAATCGTCCATTGCTGGACAAGCTCTAATTGTTTGTGTAAAATTACCTCTGACATGCATACCAACCTTTGCTTTTTTCCACCACTCTGGTGAAACAGATTTTGCTAAAACTGGTTTGAAATCTCTATAAGAGTTTTCATTATGTGCAATGAAATCTATTGTGGGCATAATTCTACCTCATCACCTCTTAAAACAATTGAACGTCTATCGGCATATCTTGCACTTTCATTTGGTGCATCTGCACCATGTGGTATTCTTCCATCAAACATTAATAGTCTATTAGGTTTAAATTCAACTTCTGCAATTTGATGATTCTTTATGTGTTCATCACGACCATCTAAACCTTGTTGTTGTTCGTCATAGAATCTCAATGTTCCACCCCAATTTGAATTCCAGAATGTATTATAGTAATATAAAAAAGAAAGATTCCAATCATCTTCTCCTGCACAATCCGAATGTGTTGTTCCATGTAAACCCTGTGTTTGTGAATTTAAACCCATGTATTGAAATCTTATCCACTTAAAACCAAAATCTGTTTGTATTCTCTCATTAAATGCCTTTGCTATATATAAGGACTTAGAACAGGTATTTTCTTCACTTTCACCTCGTAAAAAACTAGCACCCCAAAATTGATGATGTGATAAACCAGTCGGACTATGTCCCCTTACCTCATTTGTTTTTGACCAAATTGATGCTTTAGTGAAAGTCTCGTTTATAGAATGATGAATAGATGTTTCTAGATAATCATCTATTACATAAACTTTAGTGAGTGGTAATTCGACAACATGAAATGGTTTGTCGATGTATTCGACATCTAATTTCATTAACCGATTAGTGCTTGACGTGGAATTGGAAATGCATGTTGATATTCATCAAATGGTTTGAGAACATCTTCTCTGGTGTTATTAATTTCGTCCATTACGTTGACGTATATGTTCCAAACCTGGTCATAATATTCTAATACTCTTCTTGCATCAGACCTAAGAGGGTGATTAGAACCTTCACGTGCAGCTGCCATTACGTCAACTAAATTTCCAAATCCGTATGCATCGCATTGTCTATTAACACAATCTTCAGCAACTTGCATTAAATTATTACTATA